CCAGCCACTGCTTCATCTCCCACCACATTTCCATGCGGCGATTCTCGAAGATGTCTTTACGCGGCCCTTTACCGCCAAAGTAGACCTCGGCAACATTGAAACGCATTTGCCGGAGACGATCGATGACGCCGGTGCCTTCGCCTGCATCAATGAAAACCTGTGCCGGGTTGTGCTGGGCGATCTGAATAGCAACACGGTCTGCTACTTCCATGTTGTCAAGTCCACGAATGACGATCGGCGGGAAAGCCACGAGCCCCTGCCGTCGGAAGATCACGGTGGAATCAGAACCAAAGCGAGCGACGTCGACACCGAGCACAACAGGCGCAGACGAGTAATCACGCTCAGCGTAATGCCTGCCTGCAGCAGCTCGAACCGTGTCAATGCTGATCAAATTGTCATCTGACGCAGCATTGAAGTCGCACAGGAACTCCTGCCGGTACTCGTTCTCAGACATTTCCTTGCGCAGGCTATCGAGCTCCTTCTCTGGAATAACACGCGTTTGTTCAACACCGTAGACCATAGCCTTCCACTCTTTCTCGCCTTTAGCCTCTCGTGCTAGCGCTAAGTCATACATCTGGCTGAACAGATTGATGCCCTTCGGCGTTCCAATGAAGACTGCCCACCCCTTGCGGTCGGCTAAGGCCGGACGGATGATCTCGCCCCAAACTTCAGGCTTCATCTGCGCTACTTCATCCATCACTACGCCATCAAAATAAAGCCCTCGCAGAGCATCGGGGTTGTCCGCGCCAAAGATGCGAATCGTCGCTCTGTTGGGCAGGATGATCGATAGCTCGCCCTCGTTGATCTTGCAGTACGGTATCGACGACGTGTAATGCTTGAGGTAGGACCACGCAATAGCCTTCGCCTGCACACGAAACGGTGCTATGTATGCGTAAAAACCACGCTCCTTGCCATCAACAATGGCGCGTTTAATTAAGTGATTGACCGCTAGAACCGTCTTCCCCATTCGACGATGCGCAACCAGAACGCAGAAGCGATGAGCATCAAACCTCCGATGGATTTCGTCCTGAGGATAACGCGGCCAATATGGAATTTTGACAGCAGTCTCAGTCACGTCTCAGTGTCCTCTTTTTTAGCCGCGGCGGCCCGATCCCAATAGAGCCTCAAGCCGCCTTCAATTTCTGACGCAACTTTCTCGACAGGCTTTTCGCCAACGGTATCGCGAATGGCGACAAATGCCTTGACATCACCGGCAAGTGCAGCTTCAAGCATGGACGCAACGACAGCCTCACCGTAAGTGCCTTCGCCCTCACACTGCTTCATGAGCGCAATTTCCAGAAGCTCTTTGAAGGTCTTACGTCGACGCCGGGAAACTCCAGATGCACGACCTGCCTTTTTCGCATTTTCTCGGCGTTCACTCGGCGTTCGTTTCGAATTTGGGATCAAATTGCTTTCGTTTGCCATCACACTTTCTTCCTCTTCCAATTTGTCGGAGTCTTGCCTCTGAGAACGCCATGACAAACAGCCCAAACGGTCGATTTGGGCATCTCCATCTTTATAGCAATACAAGCGACGGTAAAGCCGGCATCCCAAAGAGCAAGCACCTCATCAATTTCAGCATCGGTATAGATCGCTCTATGGTGATACTGACCAATGCTGTCCCCTTTAACGCCTACAGGCACCATTTCAGTTCTTCCGGAAGAACTTCGGCCACTGAGCTTTGACGACCAAGATTGCATTCTCAATTTCGCGGCGACGATCGAACGATCCTGGCTTGAACAGTTTTGCTTGATAGGCTGCATTGACGAGTTTTTGCACCGCGAGCGGCGGGAGGAACTTTGAGACGCCGAGTGGGACTGTGGGCGGAGGAGTACGTTCATTTGTTTCTTCTTTGTCATTCATTTGGCTCCTCCCAATCCAGTTCAATCAACAGTTTTCCGGGAGCTTCGTCTGGATGCCAAACCTGTTCTCGGAAATGGAAAAGATGGTCATTAACATTGAGTGCTTCAGCGATACCGTCGAAGTAAGACTTGCAGTTTGCAATCAAGTTGTCTTCATCCCGATAACGAAGAATTGGCGGAATGGGACAGAGACGAAGGTTCATCGTCGTACCCGCAAGCAAACGAACAGGCTGTCCCTTCAAGGCTGTCTTAGTAACGATGAATGCCTGCATCTTTGTGGATTTAAAAATTCGAGCCTTTGAAAACCGATCAATGCGACCATTAGGTGAAAGTGCTCGGTTGGGCCATGGCAATTCAATGGTGAGTGTTCTTTTGGTCATTTACTTTTGATGGACCTCATCCAGACAGTGAAGCGAGTGCGTTGAGCCTTAGCGAGCTTGCGTCGTCCTTCACGCTTTTCAGCATCAGACTCGGGTTCAAAGAAAGGACAAGATCCTGCAGCTTCGACAGATCGAAAGCGCGCGTAGGTTTGTCCTGGTTCTCGATGAGCGCACTCGACAAGCCCACGAGCGAGCATTCCCCACTGTCCAACTTGCAGTTGGAGATACTCGGTTTTTGGCTTTGGACCAAGCGGCGCGATGTTGCGACAATCGAAACAAAGGGGCATGAAGTTCCTTTTGTAGGAACCTCCGTGGGATGATTGAGGTATCTCACTTCCATCAATGCACCCCACGGAGGGAAAACAGATGATTGAAATTGACGTTGCGATCGGCGACCAAACGGTCTATGAAGCCACACTGAAAAATGGTTCGAAGCACTGTTTCCGTTGTCCAGGACAGAACAATGACCATGGACAGAAAAACGAACTTATTGCGATCTGGACGGACAGAAATGACCAAATCGTGCGCTTCACGGAACTCGAGGAGATTGAATCGCTCACGGCGCGTCCGGACATTGCTGTTTCTCCTGATGCGCTCCGACCAGACCGGGTTGAGGAGTTGCTATACACGACGAAGAGGCCGGGTGAAGGGAGCCACGGGATTGTGTATATGCCCCTAAATCTCCTGCGATGAGATAACAGCTGAAGTTCGGGAAGCGATTGTGTCGGGCACACCGAGCGATTGAACTGAAGAAATCGCCCTCCCATCCAAAGGGGGCAGCTGCATCGAGCGGAGATGTCTGCTCGAGATTTGCGGGGAGTTCGCAAACAACTGAGTTCCCCGCAGCTATTTCCCATTGGTTGAGGAAACGAGCCATGGAGTAAGCGCAGCGGATAAGGTCGAAGAGATCAGCCAGATGGTCGACCGTAAGCGACAGTCGTGGACGAACACCGGTGAAGTCGACGTTGACGGACGCAGAAGAATTGCGTGCAAAGAGATGAAGGAATCGAAGGCGGGGAGCTTCATCATCCGAAAAGATTTCGCCGCTGATCTCGATGTCGTTGAGTTTCATTTCGTTTCTCCTCTATGAAAATCCTCGTCGCGCTTACGCGGGGCAGCTGAAGACTCGACGAATCCGATGAGGATGGAATCGATCTCACCGCGGAGGCGGTGCACGACATCCACAACAACGGGGACCTCGGGGAAGACTCCGATCGTGGTGTTCTGTAGAGCCTCGTCTAGTTGATCAAGACTTCGGCGGGCGGCGATAATGCCCTCACCGGCGCGAAGGAGAGCCTTGTTGCGGTTGTTCACCCAGTCGGTTTTCGAGAAAAGCGTTTTCATTGGGAATTCCTGAGTTGAGAAAAGCAGCATTCACCTGCCCGCACTGCGAGGTCTACAGCACCACGAAGCCGATTCCAGTTGCGAAAGTGATTTATCAGCCGAGGCGGATTCAGAGTCTTATCAATCCGTCGAATTACGACGCTGAAGTGGGTGCTGCGCACTTCGTGAAGTGGTACGACCTTGATGAGTTGGCTATCACGCGGTGCGATGCTTGCGACGGCGTTGTCCTCTGGCTGGGCGGTGATTTGGTCTGGCCGGTGAGTGCGGGGATCAGACCTGCGGAGCGCATGCCCGAAGACGTGCAGAAGCCCTTCTTGGAGGCGCAGTCGATTGCGGGCGCGTCGCCATGGGCTGCATGCGCACTGCTGCGCATAGCCCTTGAACGGTTGGTCGATCACCTCGGCGGCGAAGGGAAGAACCTTTACGACCGAATTGAAAATTTGAAACTGCCAGCTGACGAGATGCCGATCTGGGACGCGGTGCGAAAGTTGGGCAACGACGCGGCACATGAAGGGCTGTTCCCGTACAACTCGGAGGAGCACGCGGAAGTACCCGCCGTGATCTCGCGATTCATCAACCTTCTGGTTGAGAGGCACATCGGCTCGGTGGGAGAGGCGGCGGACATCCTCGAGGCGTTGAAGTCGGCAAAGAAGGAGAGCTGACGTCATTTCTCCTCCTTCGCACGGGTTCGATAATCCTGCCAATCGAAAGCGAGACACTTTCCGCCGTCACGAAGGCGACTCACTGCTGCGTCACTGAGGACACTTGTGAGTGACGCGCCATTGGAGCTTGCGAGAGGCAGGTTCGAGATCACGATGGTCGGCCGACAGCGCTTGTAGCGACCGTCGATGATTTCGAAAAGACGATCTGTACCATGCGCCGAAATGGGACTTCGACCGATCTCGTCAATCACGAGCACGTCTAGGTCGATATAGGCGCGAATGAGATTCGCCGCATCGCCCTTAGAACGACCTTCTTCGTCCTTTCCGTACGTGTCATAAATCTCGGAAAGGAGCAATCCGCAATCGACGATCTTTGCGACGAACCCTTTGCGCAGGGCTCCCATCACGATGGCCATCCCGAGATGAGTTTTCCCGGCACCAGTCTTACCGACGAAGATGAGCGACTTCCCGCGTTTGACGCTTGTCTCCATGTCTTCACCCCAAGCAAGAACTGCGTTCTTGACCCCCTCCATCTTGGCGTTGAAGGTCTGCCAGGAAGTCACAGTCATGCCTTGGAATCGCGGAGGGATTTCAAGTGAAAAGTGCTGCGCGAGAAATCTTTGGCGAGAACACTCTGGACAAGACGAAAAATGGAACGTGCAGGAGTCATCGACCCAATAACTACGGTATCGACCATGACGCGGGCACTCGCTCCATTCGCTCTGAAATCTCGAGTCAGTCGATTCCTGCGGTGTAGTCGATTTCTGCTGTGTTTCTTGCGCCGAAGCCCGCATAGCCTTGATGCGGCCGATCATTTGTGAAAGTGCTTGCATTTTTTCTGTACCAATCAGCCTTAAAGCCTTGATATCCATTAGCGACTGAGAAAGAAACGGCTTCTTCAAAAGAGATGCCAGCCTTTTGAGCTTCGGCTCGGAATGTGTTGATGGTTGTGGTGTTGAGGGGAGCTCGCTTTGCTTTTCGGAGCGCTAGCCAGTCCTGCCAAAGTTGCTCGGGAAGATCGTCAGGCCTCTCGACAGTCGCAAAAGAAGTGCGAGCCTTTCGTGGCTTCTTCTGTTTTTTCTCAGGAGGACTTTCAGAAGTTGCTTCGGTTTCGGATACAACTCGTGCTGCCTCGTTGAAAAGTTCGTCGTCAAACGGAGGCTCTTCGCATGTGTGTGTGCTACTACTGTTTCTCTTCTGTTTAACTTCTGTTTCTTTCTGTTTCTCGACCCCACGGTGGGGGCTACCCCTTTCCACGGTGGGGGCTACCCCTTGTCCAATTTGGGGGCTACCCCTTTCCACGGTGGGGCTTACCCCCGCTATGGGGTCAACCCCGTTGCGATGGGTAGCGTCTGTTTTGGGAGCGGCCCCTGAAAGCCCAGGAAAGCTATATTCGTTGTGCCATCCACCCTCAATACCCTTGGCGGGTTGCTTCCTGTGCGGCACGCACTCTGATTTAATGAAACCCAATTCACGCAATCGCGCGAGTGCTCGATCTACGCGTTTTACAGTGCATGGGTCATCTTCAGATGAGAAGTACTCAGCAATCGTTTCGCGTGAAGGAAAGCACTTTCCGTCGGCTTCGTTCATGCAGTCAGCCAAATAGGCAAGAACAGCCTGAGCGAAACCGCCGGCACGGAGATTCTTTTTCACGTAATTGAGGGCAAGCATGCTCACGTCCAGTCCCTTTATTTGACTTCAGCTATGAGCGCCTGTGCTTGTTCTAGAAGTTTCTGATTCTTCAACCTCTCTCGCAGGAACTGCAGGCGTGCATGGGGAATACCGTATCGGCGCCACTGGCTAACCGCTGCGGACGAAACTTCGCAAATGCGACTGACAGCACCCGTGCCTCCCATCTGGTCGATATACAGACACGACTGCTCAGGTGAAGCCCTCTTAATTTCTCTTAAAGTGTTCATGCTTAAAAATGGCAATTTTGCTAAGTCATTTTAAGCAATATACTAAGCTATCTTAATTGTTGCGTCAAATTAATCCGGAGGCATAAAGATGTAAGCTCGCTTAACAGGAGTAAGCAATAAATGGCACCAGTAGACAGCACACTTTCAGCTCGTCTTGCATCGCTCTTCGATAAAAGCACTGGCAAGACTCAAGCAGCCCTTGCCCGCTACTGCGGGGTATCCACGTCTGCCGTTAATCAATGGACGAAATCCGGCAAGATCTTTGACAGCAATCTGCGTAAAGTCGCAGAGTTTTTTGGCGTCTCTCAACGTTGGCTTCAAACCGGTGAGGGAGAGAAGACTGCACAAGTTCTGTCATACGGCGTTGGCGATAAAATTCCTGACGGATTCGTCGCAATTCCCGAATACAGACTTGAATTTTCAGCGGGTTCCGGCAGTGAGCCCACCTGGGAATTGATACACGACAGTGAAGATTGCTGGTACCGGGAGTCGTTCTTCCAGAAGAGGCATCTGCTACCGAGTCAATGCAAAAGAGCGAAAGTCTGCGGAAATTCGATGGAACCGGAGCTTCAAAATGGAGACACCATCCTCTTTGAAAGCTTCACCGAGACTCGGCCCGGTTGCGTTCATATCTCTGACGGTGGAATTTATGTACTCACCATTGACGGGGAGTACCGCATCAAGTACCTTTCCAAGATTAAAAACGGATTACTCGTCTCATCTGAGAACTCCGCTTACCGTCCTGAAGAATATGTGGGTGATGAGTGCGACCGACTTAAGATTCTAGGCCGCGTACTGGAGGTTAATCGAAGTCTTTGAGAGTTATACTGCCCGCATTGGGCGGGCTGTATAGAGCTTTTCAGATTGACAGCCGACAAAATCCACCTGACAATTAGATCAATAATAAAGATCAATGCCTAAACCCATCCTAACTCCAAAGACGTTGAGCGCTCTGTCGCAGGGCAATTTCTACAAAATCATTACGACAGAGGAGTATTCCACTTGGAAGGCCGGGCTACGCGACGCTGTAGCACTACGCGCAATTCGCGCCAGAGAAACCCGCATCGCAGCAGGTCTTTGGGGAGATGTAAAGCGCATAGGTAAGATTTCAGAACTTCGTGTGGATGTCGGGCCTGGTTATAGAATCTACTTTACAATTCGCGGTACGGAAGTCATCCTCCTTCTACTCGGCGGGAACAAGCGAACCCAGCAAGCAGATATCGCTAAAGCTCAGAGTATGGCAGACATGGATATTGAGGAAGAGCAATGACAAACACCATAAAAGTCAAACCGTATAATCCTGTCAACGAACTGCATTCAGACGATGAAATCATTGATTTTCTAGTCGATTGCTATAAGGAAGACTCGGAAGGGCTTACTCTCGCTCGCGGGATGGCCTTCGCGATGGACTCCATTGGAGAACCCAAGACCGCCTTACTCATGATTTACGTGGGAATGCGACTTGGCCGAGAGGCAGCCGCACAAGATAAACGCATTAACTTCTCACGTTCAGCTCCCGCTATTTGAACTTTCGCAGTTTCAATGCTATAGCTCATAGCAAACAAGCCCCGACGCTCCGCGCTGGGGCTTTTTCGTTGCCCTATAAATTAAGTTAACTTAACAGTTGATTGATGGAAATCAATTGTTAAGCGCTAAGCTATAATTTATTTAACTTGCCTTTTACGCTAAGCTTACTTAATATTTTAATTAAGCAATCGGCAAGATCGATTGCCTTTCCTCCGCGTTAGCGGGGCACGCGACAGTGAATAGCTGGAGCGGCAGGCCGTAAGAAGACGCGGAGCCAGTACCTCCGCGCCGAGCGCACAAAAGCGCAAAGGCTTAAGGATGCAGTGTCGACCGAGCGGTCTGAAGATCTACGGATCCTCACCCGCCCGGCCGAAAAGGCCAACCGTTGCGCCTTCTCATGAGGGCGCAACCATGGGTCTTTTCAGGAGATGAATATGAACATCAACCCTAGTCGCTACCTTGAACTGAGCATACCTAAGCGCAAGTCGGAAGCTCGGCAAGCTTTCGATGTACTTCTGGAAGTCACTTGCGCGTTTGTATCAGGAAAGAGTCACCCTCTCTACAACGAGAGGATGGGGCGCCCGTTCAATCAACCGATCTGCGAAAAAGACGTGCAGGACACTCAGGCGGCTTTGGACGCCGCCTTAGGCTCTCTGCGTGAGGAGCTTAGTGCTGTTCGCGAAGTCTGCGGCGTTCCTCCTCCCAAAGCGCCACTGTTCCTCTTGCGGCATGCCAAGCCTCACGAAGCTTGTTGAGGTTCCTCGTCCAAGCTTCGCGGTCGTCTACGACTTCTTCAAGCTTCACCGCTCCGCCCTGAACGAGCCCAATGTACATCAGCTCCTGCAACGAGAGCGCTTCTGGTTCAACACCTTCATAAGCAGCCTTTCGTTCAATCATCTTTTCCCTCCTTGAGTTGAGTTCATCAATTGTCGAAAGGAGTCCGACAACTAGATGATCGCATCCAAGGAGGGAAAAGGCCAATTACTGCGTCTGTCTTCCCTGGCGCAGTAGTGAGTCTTTTAAGAGGACTATTTAATGATTCAACACGACAGTGACTGCGCGATACACAACGAACCTGCCGATAAGGCAGGTTCTTGCAACTGTGGGTTCAACGCTAGACGTGAAGGCCGATGGCTGACATTCCTTTATCAGCGGGGTTGTACCCATCTCGCACGCCTGAGAACGTCGTTGGGGTCATGGTTATTCCAACAATTTTGTCAAGCGAGAACAAATGCCATCCAGGCACTCTGCCTGATTGGCTTCCGCCTCCTGTTTGGAAACCACGCAATGCAGGACGCCCTGCCGTGGTGGTACCAATCAAGAAAGGCTCGACAATTCGAGGAAGACCATCGTAATGGAAAGTAACGACACGTCTTGACCTGATTGCATCTTCAAGAACTGAAACCATCTTTGCTCTCCTTGGGTTGAGTTCATCAATTGTCGAAAAGGAGTCCGACAACTGGATGATCGCACTCAAGGAGGGAAAAGACCAACAAATTTCATTCGCGAATAGAGCAAGATTGAAATTAACTCCCTCCGAAACTGATTGGTGAAATGCCAATCTGGGGATGTAAGAGCGACGCGGTTTTAGAAGCTCTTACTCGTAGCAATGACGATTAAGCAGGCGCGGCGGG